CGAGAGCAGTTGTTGATCCGTCGTATGCGCGTCCCAATGCTTGCGCTACTTGCTGCGCATCACGACCGGTTCCGGCCGCAATATCAAGCGTTAATTGCAAAGCCTTTTGCGCTTCATCAGTATTCCCAATTGAACGAATCAATCGGTCATATGCGGGACGGAGAACATCATCCGCAACACCGCTACTTCGCTGCAAAGTATCTATATACGCTTCTACCGCAGAAGTCTCATGCGCAAGATTAAGATTATCGAGGGTTTTCGCTAACCCTTCCTTGGCGCGCTGATCCGCTAACGCCGCCTGGACACCCTCGACACCGAGCTTGATAGCCAGCGCGCCGGCCGCCGCCGCCATACCAGCAATTGCGGCACCAGCCATACGCGCTACTTGATCGAAACCGCCGAAAGCCTTCTGACTTGTAGCCGCAGAATTATCGAGCGCACGAAGATCCCGAATCGCTTTCTGAATATCGGAATTGTCGTAATTGCCGGAGATATCAACGGTGATACCGCCATAGCTTTTAGCCACCGATACTCCTAACGATTTACCTTGGCGATTGCGGCTTGAACTACTCGACCAATTTCGTCTCGAGCTTCATCAACATTTTTTGTCCACGCGGGACCGAGCGCACGCGGCCATGTTCCATCCTTCGGCCGACCGATCTTCCCACCATGTTTGCGGTTCAACACATCATTAAAGAATGCGCCAGATTCATTCCTAGATCCGGCAAGCAGATATATAGAACCTGCCGGATTGCTGTTTGCTACCTGGCCGCGAACCTGTCGGAAACCTTGACGATTAGTAGAACGAAACTTTGATTTAATTCCAGATCGTGCGGATGAAGCATTAAAACCTAGATCCCGACCCGACGATTTAGCGATCCATTTACCCCAATTCGATAAAGCATTATCGGATGGGTAATTAGATCGGCCGTCTTGAACAATTCCTTCGACCGCTTTTTTCGTGCCGGCTTGGATCTCTTTCCAAAGATCCTTATCAAAACGAAAAATCTGTTCGATCTTGCGAGCTGCACCGACCGCCTGGATTTTCATTCTTGCCGGCATTTATCGATTCGCTTTCCGTTGCTGTACGGATCTCCAACGGAGATAACGGTTCATCGTTGCGATCATCCGCGGCGATTCCTGCATTAACTGACTAGGGGACAATCCCCATTCGTAAGCCAAATGAACTAGGAACCAATGCGCGGATTGCTCTCCAAAGGGACGATCTCCTCCTCCGGCCGAAATTGCACGCCGGCGACAGTCTCGAGCCATTTCTCGAAATCGTCCCCGGCTTGCTTCTGCCGATTCAGGGAAAACCAGGATAGCCAGCAAATCCATTCGAGCCGTAAACCAGATCCGAGGATGGTAAACGGTTTATCGAATTTTCTTTCGAAGGCTATCAGGTCGGGAGTCGAAGCTTCGAGATCGACTCCCGACCCATCGAGATAGTCCACATGTAGCAGTAAACGCATCACGGCAGGCTCCTAGTTATTAGGCTGTTGCGCGGGTAACGGTGCCGGTAGTCGGGAAGCTGACGGAAATCGTCGCCAAATCGCCAACCGCAGAATCGATCGGATTTGCTTGGGTCACAAGCACATCGAAACGATATTCGGGATTCGATGCTCCGACTGTTGCCGTTCCACCAGGACGAATCCGAACCGGAACGGTGCCGCCGAGATTGCTGAAGATCAGCGAATCGATAGCGCCGGAATCCATGTCGGAATGGAATTCGAAATCGACCGTTCCCGTCTTGAGGCCACCGACGCGGGTCCGGAAGGTTGAACCGAAAGCGGTTGTCTCGACCTCATCCGCTTCGATGTTGAGAGTAACCGATGCACACGAGCTTGTAACGGTAGATCCGTTAAAGACGATGACCGGTTCGATAACTACATACTTCGCCACTTTTGCTCCTTAAGCATAGACGGTGACGATAAAATCGACCGCCACATATGGGACTTCCGCAATTGCCAACTCCCGGAGATTTTCCCCGTTCGTTACTCGGAGGGTTTGCGATTTCCCACCGAGAGTCCTATCCGATTCGATAGCGGTTTTAACGCTTGTGGATCCGCTACCGCTTAGGTATCCATCGAGGTTGATTTGTGCGCCGCGGGAATCGACGCGGCCGACAACCAGGATGACCCGAAAAGTATAAGTATCCAAAGCACGCGCCATAGCCGTGTCGTATTCGACGCGCTCAAAAGTCACGATCCCGATCGGCGGTTTCGGATCCTCGGGAATAACCGATGCGGTTCGAAGTCCCGTAATCGTTCCTAGATTCGCGGCGATACCCTGGCGGATATCCGTGATCGATGCCACTACGCGATTCCAGGTGAAGCTTTACGGAACGGTGCTAAAAGCATTTGCATATCCGGGTCGAACCGACCCACACGAACCGCGCCGAGATCCCCGAAACCGCTAATACCCAAGGGACTATCGTACCGCTTGTATTGGCGCAGGCTCATGATTATGCAGGCTTGCTTAACGGAGATCGGTACAGCCGTGCCGAACCCGTAAACACCGGTCACCTTCACGCCGGTTTCACCGACATAATCGGTAGCGAAAATATAGTCACCGATTGCGCGAAGCCTTGTTATAGGGAAAGTCAATCCCGCCGACACACGGTTGAGCGGTTCGATTTGATAATCCGCCGTCGTCCAGGTTGTGTCGTAAACACCATCAAGTGCGCTTGAAGTTTCTACCGTGATCGCGGTTCCCGCAAGATCATCGACCTGGCAAACATATTGATTCTGCGCGACGAAATATCTAGTCTCGGTTCCGGCCGTGTAAAACCGGCGTTCGCAATAGCCGTCGATTAGTCGGGATGTTGATTCGATGCAGGTTTCTAGCAAAGAATCATCGACTGTATCCGTGATCCTGGCCGCCGCTTTCACTTCCTGAAGTGAGGCATAGCCGTTAGCGATTGCCATTCAAACTCCTAAAAATATCTTTGTGCGCCAGGTTGCCGATCTTGATCCGGCCATAAATCTTGATCCGATGTGGCATGACCCCATTCATGCTCACAAATTGTTTCCGGGTAAACCGTTCGCAGTTGTGAAGGTAGCCACGGATTGCAGAACCTCGCCGGAAGGATGAAAGCATCCGGCGCGAATTCTTTAACAATCCGCGTAAGGAATCGCGGTCCGCTAATGTAATCCACGCCGGCATGAACTGTTTCAATATTGGCCGGTAATGCTTTTATGATTTCATCCATCAAGGGATGTTCCGCCGTACAAGCCATGAAAGCATTACTAATCAGCACATCATCAATCTCGTATGCCAGGACTAGATCGTATTCCCGGATCAGATCCGGCAGCGGTTGAAGCGGCCGCATATCGCAATTCACATAAAGTCCGCCATACCGGTAAAGCAATTCATACGCGGCGATGTCTGCTTGTGTCACTTGGATAAGGCTTGCTTCTTTTTGATCCCCGCGGCCGGGATGCCAGGTGATTCCGCAACCGTGAACGTATTCCCCATTACGCATTTCCGGTAACGCTTCCAAGCTTAGGAAATCAGTAATCCGCCAATCGGGATTAAACTTTTTCCAGAGATCCCGGTTTTCGTGATACCGATCCGGCATCGGACGGGGACCAAACCATTGACGGTGAATCAGCCTGGGGATCGCCACGTTAAACCCTGATTATCCCGGAACGATTGAACCGTCCAGGAAATACCGTCCTCGAGCGTGACGAAGTTAGCCGGTTCGATACCGATCGCTTTCATCGTGGCAACATCGGCCGCGACCACGGTTCCGAGGAGCTTCGCTATCCGGCGAACGTCGATCGGATCCAAGCCGGGATTAACGGCCATGATTCCTTCGAGGATTGCATGGATCGAATCTAGGGTTGCTGCGGGTCCGCCGTGCGGTTCCCCTAGCCGCATGGGTAGATCCTCAATCGTCGCGCCAGGGACGTTCCTGATAATTTCCTGCGCCACCTGGCGGACCGTCACCGGGTGAACCTGGCCGATATCGATGGGATGCCGGGGAATGACCCCATCCGCGGCCG